TCGGTACCTCTTTCGCCGCGCGATCGACGGCGACACCCTGATCGAGCGGCCCGACGAGAGCGCACGCGTGCGCCTGGCCGAGCTCGAGCTCACCCTCGGCCCGGCCGACGTGCCCCCCGAGGAGCGGCTCGCCGAGCTCGAGGCCCGGCTCGCCGCCGTGCGCATGGGTGGCGACGAGGAGCGCGTGCTCGAGCTCGAGCATGCCGTCGGCGTCCTACGAGCCCAAGTGGCGCCGGTGGTGGCGCCGGCCCCGGCACGGCGGCCCGCACCCGCTCGAGCGCCACCGAAACGCGAGCCGGTGGCGCCGGCGCCCGTCGAGCCGCTCGAGCGCGGCGATCGCCAGCGTGGCGAGGCGTTCCTCGCGGCACTCCCACCACACTTGCGCGCGATGTTCGACGGGAACAGTTGAATTTGAGAAGCCGGGAGCACCCCGTCTGCTCGTTTCCCGGCACGACGCGGGAGGCGAGGTTCGGGAGTGCCACCGGCCGGCGACGAGGATACCGCGGCGCGCGCGGTAATGGTGTAGTGCTGCCACGAGAAAGGATCGGCCTATGACCGGTGACGACAAGTGGCGCGCGGCCGTGCACGAATTCGCCGCCAACCTCACGCGGGTGATCGACGAGACGCGCGAGCATTGGCGCGAAGCCGGTGGTGGCACCGGGCAACCGTTCCTCAACCTGACGCTCTCGGCCCTCGCGCGTGTGTTCGTGCGCGAGTTGATCGAGGGGTACCGACGGCGCCACGGGTACCGGCCGACGTACGCGCACCTCGTCGCGACGCTCGCCGACACGCCGATGGTGTTCGTGTGCGAGGCGAGCGAGCAACTCGGCGCGTCGCCGCTCGACGTCGGCGTGGCGGTGGGGTCGGCGTAATGCTCGGGGGCACTAGGTCACTAGTGCACTAATGCCCGAGTGCACATCTCCCACGCCGCGCCGATGCCGAGTCGCGGTGTAGCTATCCGTCGTGCCTACCCGCCGAGCGCCGCTGACTTCGCAGAAGATATTGACTGTCAACTATTTTCCGCACCAACACGGCACATCTTCACTCTCGCCACCCTACCCGACGCCGAGCCCGAGTGCCTCGCCGGTGGCGTGGATCCGGCGCAAGAGCTCGAGCCCGGGGTCGACTTTGCCGCCCAAATGCAGGTGCCCGATCGAGCCTCGAAAGCTGTTTCGCATCGGCGCCGGCAAGGTGGTCGGGTACACGTCGCCGTACTCGGTGAGCGGCACCTGTACCGGGAGGCCGTACGCACGCGCGAGCGCGACGTTGAGCGCGATCACGGCCGTCACCTGTGCCGGGTAAAACTCGCCGTAGATCACCTCGCGCCGGTGGATCCGCTCGGTGCGTAGGGAGCGCTCGTATCCCCGTGCCGGCGCGTGCCCGTGCCCTCGGTTGACGATCTCGATCCCGACACCGTACTCATTGCCGCCACCGTCGGCCGCGTGCGCACACCGCGCGTCGGCGTCGGCGCACTGATAGATCTCTCCGATCTGATCAATGATGAAGTGCACCGAGAGAGGCTCGGGGTTGCCCTCCTTGTTCCGGTGCCCGCGCATGCTCGCGTACACGCGAAGCGCGGCGTTCTCACTGGCAGTCCAGTGATTGACGATCCAGCGGGTGGTAATGCGGTGAAACCGCGTCGGGAACAGGCACCCCGTCGCGTGCCACGTACGCACCGGCGCATCACACGGGAGCGGCACGCCGCCGACGAGGATCTCGCACCGCGGCTCGCCGATCGGTCTCACTTACGCTCATCACGCTCGAGCACAGCCTTCGCGACCTTACTGCGGCCCCTCGGGATGCAACCGAACCACCACCGATTGAGCTGTGAATCACGCTCGAATACCGGGATCCCGAGGAACCGCACCTTCGCCGGCTTGAGCTTCTCTTTTATAGGCTGGCCGTCGACGCCGACGGTAACCGCGTAGATGGCCGACACCGTGCTCACGACCACGCCGGCCTGTTTGATCTTGTCGTCCACTTTCCTCATGTCAGGTCCTTCGGCGCCGGACGCGCGCTGCTTAGGTCATCGATGGCATGCGGCAGCTCCGACTGACGCATCACGAAGCTCGTGGGCGTCGGCAAAGTCGACCGCATCCGCGCATACGTCGCGTCGGCGACCACGCGCTTCTGTTCCTCGGTCAGCTTCGCCATCGACTTCGGCGCGAGCGACTCGGCGGTGTGGATCGCGGCCACCTGCTTCTCGCCGCCGGTCGCCGCGCGCAACCGCTCGGCCGCCGCCGCCACGCCCTGCTCGATGGCCCACGCGACTTGCTTGCGGTGCTCCTCAGACATCTTGACGCTCAAGTACTTCTGAAGTGCCCATGCGATGGCCGAGACGGCGAGGCCCGCGAACGAAGTGACGATCTGGTTCCAGTCCACTACGGCATCCCGGTCGGTGGCGCTTCTCGTTCCGCCAGCCAGTCTTGATACGGCTGCGGTAGAGCGTCTTGGGTCATGAGCTGATCGTTGCTGGGTACGGTGATCGTCTCGCCGTCCACGTCTGCCGATTGCCCAAGGTAAGGCATGATCTCGTCCGTCGCATACAGCAGGCCGTCGCCGTTTCCGATGTCTTCCGGGTCCCTGAGAAGGTGTTCCATCCATCCGACCGCGCCCGGCGCGTACGTCTCCGCGCGCGGCGGGATCGGTAGCTCCTCGATCGGGAATGGGTAGCCGGCGAGCTTGTCGACCGCAGCGCGGATCTTCTGCATCGCATCCAGAGTGCCTATCACGTAGCGCATTGGACGTGCCTCCTTCAGGTGATCCCGGTGTCTGCAACGATGAATGCTTGGCGCACCGCGCGCTCCGCCGCCGTGAGCACGCGGTGAAACAGATACGACGCACGCCATCTGCCCTGGAGCCAGTAGTTCCCGGTGGAAGCACCCCCCATGCGCATCGCGTAGGTAGGCGTTCCGGTCGCGGGTGTGCCGGTCACGGCGGTTACCGGTAGCGCCGTCTCCTTGAGGAAGTGCTCGGCATTCGGCATCAGCCATGCGTCCGTGTAGTAGGTCGGAACATTCGTCGCGTACGCGCCTGAAGCCTTCTGAAATGCGACGCTGCCCGCGTTGTAGACGCCCGTATTGATCGCGGGCGCTGAAGTCAGAAAAGAGAAGAAGGCAATGGTACCGACATCGGCCAGGTCGGAGTTCCCGATCAGCATTCCCGTATGAAGCGAAGTCGGCGCAAACACGGTAGTTACCTCGGCTCCCGTGCCGTTCGTAAAACGCTGCCAGGCTGCTTTTGCCCGCGTGGACTCGTACCAGGATGCGGCGACCAATGCGATCGTCAGGGCGTTCGCCATGCTGGCGTCCGCGACAGGAAGCGGAGATTGAATGCTGGCCGTCGACTGCACAAACAGATGGGACGGATCGATGCGATCGATCAGTCCGTAGACCTTACTGGAGATGTTCGACGTGCTGCCCGCGTCGATCCACGCGTCCATTACGCCGACTGGGTCCGTGCGAAACAGCGCGCGAAACCGCGCCGCGGTGCCGCGCGGTCTGCAGGTCATCTGCAGCGCATGGCCGGGTCCGGGCTGGCAGCGCGACGACTCGCGCCGCGCCCATTCGTCGGTGATGCGTTCGACCGTCTCGTCCGTGCGCAGCGACGCCGCAAGATCGTAGATGCGCTCGAAGTCGGCGCGCTGACCGCGCGGCACCCTGCGCAGCGATGGCTGGTCGAGCTGCATTCAGATCACCACGTCGCCCTTCACCAGATACTCATTCGCTCCGATTTTGGTGATCGTCGCGAAGTCCCATTGGTTGAGCAGGCGGAGATTGTTGGACGGTCGCAAGGTCACCCCCCCGCCCGCCGTGATCGTGGTAATGCCAGCGCCAGGCCGAACAATCGCCATCGGCTGCATGAGCGGAATCGCCGCCGCGTCGGGCGGCACCGTAAGCACGTTCGCGCTCGCACTGTTCATGCGCGTAAACCTGTCCACGTCGGCCGCTACGAGCGTGTACGCGCCCGCCTGCGGGTTGTCAGTCCATGCCTTGTTCGCCTTGTTGCCGACCGTCGTCGCGAGGTTCGGCAACGTGGTGTCGAGCGCCGTGCGGTCTGCTGCGGCGAGCGTGTGTACATGCGTCGCGAGCGCGAGCGCGGTGCCCGTGCCAGCGCTAAGCGGTGCGCCCGAAGCGCCGATGGCTACAGGTGCCGCCGTGGTCACGGTAGGCGGCGCGGGTGCCCCCTCAAGCGCGTCGATCCGGTCGATGAGATTCATGATCCCACCGGAGTTGGAGTCTATTCCCTGCTGAAAACCGTTGATCTCCCAATCAAAGACCACGCGCGCCCACACGTTGTTGTACTCGGTATGCGCAGCCTGACCGTTCGCCTCAATGTCGAACCGCATCTGATACGCGAGCAGCACGTACAGCTCGAGATTCACGGTAAGCAGCGCGCGCCCCACATCGGCGGCCGTGATCGCGCGAGGCAAAGAGGGCTGCACGGTGTAGTTCGCACCCGGGGTGAAGGCCGGCACGTCCGTCCAGGTCGGCAACGGAACGCGCAGCAAAGCGGGGTTCGGCTTTACGATCGCTTGCCCCGCGGTGCCGTAGTCCACCGTGATGCCTTCGATGCCGCTCACCGCACGTTCATTGTCGAGCGCGGCCGTCGACGTCTGCACGAGATAGGTCGGCGCTTTGAGCGCGTCGATGGCTGTTTGCGCGGCCTTGCCGTTGACGATGGCAGTAAGGGCGTTGAGCGCAACCGTCGTCGCACGCGCGGTGATCTGCGTAGCGAGCAACTCAAGCGCGTCCGACACCGTGGGCGCCGGCGTCACCGTCGAGACGTTCGCTACCTCGTCGCTATCGCTCGCACCGCCACCACCACCACCGCCCGAGATCGTGATGTCAGTGCGATCCGCGCCGGGGTTGTCGACGATGGAAACGCCGCTCCCGAGAAAGTTGAGGACCTTGCGCGTCGGGTTGATCGGCGAGCCGTTGCGGAAGATGCGATTGACGCCGATCAGATCGAGTAATGACACTGCTCTCACCCTCCCCTTACTCTTACGCCGCCTCGACCGAGATCGTGAGCGTGATGCCGCCGACCGCCGAGCTATCAAGCGTAATGCGCCCGACCGCATGCGCGGCACCCCACTCGCGCGGCACCGCGCGCACGTCGCGTATATCGGCGACGCTCATGTCGGTGTCCCACACGCCGCCGTCATTCCACACGCCGGCATCGGACCACACCCCGTCGCCCTCGAGCGCAATGGGCCACGTGTACAGCAGCCACCACCGCGCCCACAGCGGCGAGGCACCCCCGGGCGGTACCCACACGACGTCGCCGCGCTCGACGGTGCCGTCGGCCGGGCTCATGACGTACCGTCGGCCCGATGCGTACCGGAGCTCCACCGCGAAGTTGTTCGGCCGGTAATACGCGTGCACCTGGTCGAGGAGCGCATACGGCCCGCCGCGCGTGCGGTGCCGATCGAGCCACGGGATGAGTCGAGCCGCATACGTCTCGTCGAGCTCGTAGCGCCCTCGCCGGATCCGTCGCTCGCGGCCGATCAGGGTGAGCGACTCGGACGAGTAGAAGCCCGGGAATCGCTGTTTGACACCGCCCCGCAAGCCGTCGCCGAGCCCGTCGAGCACCGCGGCGATTGCATACAGCACCGAGCCCCCGATCGGCCCACGAAGCCACCACGGCGAGATCTCGCGGATCGCATCGCGGAACGTTTGCAGGGCCGTTTGCGGCTCGGTCACATAATCGGGGATCATGACAGCGATCCCTCCGTCGGCGGGATTTGCGCGATCGCCGTGGCGGTCACCGACCCGAGCACGGGCACCGCCGAGATCGCGAGCACCACATCCTCGGCCGGCTCGCTGAGTGTGACGTGAAAGATCTGAGGCACGGCCGAGCCGATCGCGGTGCGTAGTGCGTCGACGTACAGCATGCCTTCGGCCCCGGCGACGTTGCCGCCGATCGGTTGCGCGCTCATGAACGCGACGAGCCGTGCGGCGATCGCTTCCTCGATCTGTGCGGCCGTAAGGCCCGACGTGTTGTAGAGCCACAGTCGGTAGGCCACGTTGATCGCGACGGCCTGTGTGCTCGCGACATTCGCCGTCACCGCGAGCGGCGCGGCCCGTTGCTGGATCGCCTCATCGATCACGCCGAGGTCGGTGTCGAGGTTGCCCACAGTGCCGGTGACTCCCCCCGTCGGTGTCGCGACGTAGATGGATAGGACGCCGTTCCCGGTGCCCTTCGCGACGCGCACCCGGGTCACGCCGATGAGCGAGCCGTCGGCCCGCGTCGCGGTGCGTGCGGCGTATGCGTACGCATCCCACGGCCCCATGGGTGAGAGCGCACCGAGCTTCTCGCTACACCGCGCGCGCAAGGCCGGATCCTCCTCGGCATCGCGGCCGACGATCGCGAGTGGGTTGAAGACAGACACCCCGAGGAGCGGCGTCACGAGCTCGACGACGGTGTTTGGGGCCGACGACGAGGCCGATCCCGCCTCATTCGCCTCGACGAGCACGCCGGGCAAGGTGATGAGCGCGGCGAGGTCGATCGGCTCGACGTTGCGGTACGTCTTGCCCGTGTCGGGGTTGCTGACTATCAGATCGCCGGGATCGAGCAGATAGATCCCCCCTCCCGCATTCGACAGCACCACTTCGCCGGTGGCAAACGTCGCCCCCTGTTTCTCGACGCCGTACACATGCCATGCGACGAGCGCGAGCCACCGCCCCTCGGCAAGCTCAAGGAAACCCGACCGAGCGATGAGCGCCGTAAGCTCCGAGAAGGCCGAGAGCATGAGCGAGCTCGCCGTGATGATGGTGCGCACCACCGAGCCCGGCTTCCATGACGTGGTGCGCGTCCCGACGAGGCCGAGCACGTCATAGATCTTGGCTTGCACCTCATCGCGGGTGAGCGGTGTCGTGAGCGCGTCGAGTGAGAAGATCGGCATTGGCTTACCCGAAGGCCTCGAGCACGGCGGCCCCGCTATTGGCCGTGAACGTGAGCGTAAAGGGGTTGAGTGTCGGGCTCGCCGGGACGATCCGCACGGTGATGCCGAGTGTGTGCGCGGCCGGGTTGTGCATGACGATCACGGCCGACTCGTCGATCCGGTCATCCTTGCCGAGCTCGAGCGCGCACCGGCCGCCGAGCTCGCGTAGCTCGGTGAGCGTCGTGCCCCGGTTCGCGTACACCCGCACGTCGAGCCCGTAGTCGGGATCGTCCGGCAACGACCCGCGCGGCGTGGTGAGCCGACGTACCACCGCCTCGCCGATCGCGCGCATGGTGAACGGCTCCACTTCGGCGAGCTCGGGGGTGAGGTCGGCGACGCACGACAGATCGGAGCCGTACCCGAGCGCGGCCGGTGGCCGTGGCACGAGCCGGCCGAGCTCGGCGAGCTGTCTCTCGATCGACGCCGCTACGGTGTCGTTCATGGCTCCCCCTTGTCGTCATGCCGCTCGAGCTCGACGGTGAGCGCAAGCGGCACGAGGGCACCATCGGCCTCGGCCATCGCGATCAGTGCATCCATACCCCGCACGACGCGCCGGCATATCTCCCGCACCTCGACGAGATCTCTCACGCGCTCGTCGGCGGCCCGCTCGGCCATCGTGTCGAGCCGGCCCGCTGCATAGATGAGCGTTTCGCTCGGCGTCATGGCGTCACCTTGAGGATCGACGCGAGTGCGGCCCACGTCGCCGGCAAGGTGGTGAGGATCGTGAGCGCATTGCACGCGTCGAGCGGCCCGACACCGGGTACCGACGCGAGCCGAGCCCCTACCTCGGGGCCGAGCGCCGCGAGCTCGCCCTCGAAGGCGACCAGGTGCACCCCGGCCGCGCCGAGTGCCGTTTGAAACTGAGTAATGAGCGCGAGCTGTGCCTCGAGCCCGACGATCTTGCCTTTGAGGCCCGCGATCAGTGCCTCGAGCGCGGCGAGCTGTGATGCGAGCGACGGCGCCGGGAGGCCGAGCGTGATTTGCGCCTTGATTCCGGTGATCATCGCCTCGAGCGTCGAGATCTGGACACTCAGACTGATCGGCGCCGGCTTCCAAGCGAGAAAACCCGCGAGTTGGGCCGACAGATCAGGCAATGAGGCGTTGATCCCGGCCGCACCGGCCAGGCCGACGGCCGCCGCGCCGGGCATGCACCCGCCGATCGTCGCCGAGCCGAGGTAAGTCGCCGTCACGACGACACCTTGACCTTACTCGAGCCACTCGTGATGAGACCGAGGGCCTTCGAGGGGGTAAACGTGAGCACACCCGTCGCCGGTGCGTTCCCGATCGTGCCGGTAAACGCGGCCGGCGCGAGTTGTACCTCGACGATATCGCCTTGCCGCGCGGCCGGCGCACCGGTCGGCCCCCCGAGCACGAGCGACACCGGCACGAATCCCGGTCCGTCCTTGCCCGAGAACGCGAGCGCCACGGGTTGCGCCCGATCGCCCTCGACGAACGCCACAAGTACCTCGGTGCCGGGGGTAAGGATCGCATGCACCCCGGCGACACCCGGCATCACCGAGATCGGGAGCAAGTCGGGCAAGCCGGCCACCTTACGCACGGCTTGCAGCTCGAGCCGATCCCCCTGCATGCGCACGAGCCGGTACCGGTAGTGCCCGTGCAAGGTCCCATCGGTGGTGCGCTCAACGATGGATCGCACGAGGCCGGCGAGGTGCCCTGTGCTCGTCGCCGAGCCCGCGCACCACGCGTACACCCGCAGCTCGTCGGGAGTGACGCGCACCTCGTACGAGCGCACGATCTGAGCCTCACCGGCCATGATGATCGACCCGATCTCGATGCGCCCCGGATCGTCCATGGTGAGCGTCGCGATCCGGTCCCGAGGATCGTACGCGAGCACGGTGTACGCCTTGCCGTCGAGCGTGTGTGGCGGTCGAGGCCCCGCGTGCGTGACGCCGGCGTAGTCGACCCACCACGGCGCGCCCCCGAGCACATCCTCGAGCGCACGCGAGGCCGGGCCGCGCTCGCGCACGTAGTCGCGGCCGATGCGCTCGAACAGCGGCACGAAGGTACCGAGCTCCTCACCGACGGCGCGCGCGGCATCCTCGGCGACGACGAGGGCCTTGAGCCCGGCGTCGTTGTGGTAGGCCTTCGGCTCGACGTCGTTGCTCCACCCCCCGGCGCCGGCGATCACGCGGGCTCGGCGCTGTGCCCCGTACTTGCCCGACGAGCGCGCGACGATGGTGCCCGACAGCTTGAGGCCCTCGCCTATGACGAGCTCGACGCGCTTCTCGTCGACGTCGGGCTCACTCTCGAAGTCCACGTCGGCGATCCACGGCCCGCCGTTACTCACCGTGAGCCGCACGGCCGTGAGGCGGTGCCCGTTGATCGCGGCGTACACATCACTCATCGGCGAGCCTTTGAAGTTGCTCGGTGAGCGGCTTGATTATGTTCTCCTCGATCGGATCGTCGACCGGTGTCGCCGTCGAGCCGGCCGGCGTCGCGAGCGTCACCTTCGGATGGCGAAACTCGATGAATTTGATCTCCACCGACCACTCGCCGGCCTCGAGCTGTTCGGGCTGCATCACCTCGGCCACGGCAACGGCGCGAATGTCCAAAGCCTCGAGCACGGGGTGCCAAATATCCATCGCCCCCGAGTCTTTGCCGCCCCCACCGCGCCGCGTCGGGAGCTTGTCGACAAGCGGCTTCCACGCATGCCAGTCGATCCAATCTTGCGGCGAGTAGAGCCGCAGGTGCACCGCGAAGTGCGCGAGCCGTCGGCCCTTGAACACCGAGAATGCACCCGAGAGGCCGAACCCCTCGCGCTCATCCCACGCACGCGGCGAGCTCGCGCCGCGCACGTCGGCGAGCCCCGGTGAGCGCTTGCCTGCGAGCAGGATGTAGTCACACGGCGCGACGATCGGATCCCACGTCATGCCGGCACCCTCGGCAAGGCCGCGCCGAGCTGCAACGCAATCCGCTCAAAGATGGGCACGAGCTCACGCTCGACGTCGGCCGCCATGTCGCCGGCCCGCTCGGCCGACGTGGTGATCGTGATGCCACCGACGTCAATCGTGACGTTCCCAGCACCCCCACGGCCCGCCATCCCGGGCACCTTGACGACGCCCTCGACGGCTTTCTGTGCCGTACCCTTGCCCTCGTCGACACCGACGGCGACCCCTTGCGGGATGGCGCTTCCAAGCCGCGCGAATGCTTTGGATGGGCTCGCGATGCCGAGCACCCCTTTGAGCGCTCCAAGCGCATCCGCGCCGAGGTTTTTCACGGTATCGAGGAGCCATTTACCACTCGCCTTGATTCCGCCGACGATCCCTTCGATGAGTGCCGTCCCGAGCGACTTCCAATCGATCTCTTTCCACAGCCGATACAGTTGGTACCCCGCCGCGATCAGTGCACCGATCGCGATCGCGCCGAGAATGAACGGCGCGGCGAGGATGAGCCCTTGCAGCGCGAGCGCACCGAGTGCCGCCACGCCGGCCCAAATGAACGGCATCGCGGCGACGAGTGCGGCCGTGATGAGCCCGAACGTCGCGACGAACGCCACTCCGAGCACCCCCACGGCCGCCGCGCCGGCCCATAGCGCGACCTTCATGAGATCGGTCTGTTTGACTACTTGAGGATCGCCGAACGTTGACCGGATCCAGTTGCGGATCTTGAGCACCGCGATCCCGACGACGAGCGCGGCGATGATGATCCCTTGAAAGAAGCGCTTCACGATCGGCATCGCCGCGGCGGCACCGCTCACGAGCGGTTGGAAGGCCGCGCTCATGATCGCCTTGAGTGCTTGCCCGCTCCTCGTGCTCGCACTGAATAGCGACGTGACGGCGCTAATGCCCTCGAGCAAAGTCTCGATCTTGAGATCGTCAAACAGGCCGGCGAAGTTCTCATGCATCTTGCTGACTTGCACATTCAGATCGAGAAGCTGTGCCGCCGCCACGCCGCCGAAGCGTGCCTTGACGTCGTTCGTCAAGCGCTCCACCGAACGGCCGGCGAGGTTCGCACCCGCGGCCCAATGGGCGAACGCGCGCGCACCCTCGTCGCCGACGACAGCCCCCTTGATCGCCATGCCCTCGAGCGCCGAGTCGAGGTTCTTGCCGCGAAGCCCGAGCTTGTACAGCTCGCCGGTGTACTGAGTGATCTTGTCGCGGCCGAGGGCCGTCGAGCCGCTCACCCGATCGATCGCGGCCTGCATCTCGCCGGCATTGCCCGCCGCGATGCCATACCAATTGCGCATCTTGGTAAGGCCCTCGAGCTGTAGCTTCTCCGAGCGCCGCGCGTTCGCGCTCGCGATCCCGTACTTGAGCAGGGCCGCCGCGGCGGCAAGGGCGGCGACGGTGAGCGCGACGAGGCCCGCGGCGATCGCGATGACACCGACGGCGAGCCCCTTGCCCCCGAGCATGCCGCTAAATTTGGCGAACTGCGCTACGAGCCCACCGAGCGGCCCGGGCATGCCTTGCGTCACCTTGTTGAGCTCGCCGAGCCGTTCGGAGAAACTCTTCGCCCCCGTCTTCGTCTTCCCGAACGTGCCCCCGAGCGCGAGGTAGCTCGACTGTGCCCCGGCGACGCTTTCCTTCTGTGCCGCGATCCGCTTGCCGAGCTCGTCGATCTGCGAGGTGTTCGGCACCGTCGCTTGCTTGAGGTTGCGCATCGCCTTTTGCATTTGCGCGAGGGCCGAGCCGCCCGACTCGATTTTACGCTTGAGGCCCTCGAGCGCTTTCGCGGCCTGTTCGGCCGGTCCGCTCGTGCCGTCTTGCAAGTCGAGTGCGAATGTCGCGGTCTCGTCGGCCATTGCTCACCCCGTCGCCGGTGCCGTTAGAAGCTGAGTGATCTGATCGAGTCGCCGGATCCCGCGCACGAGGAGCAGTGCACCCACGTAGCGCCGCGTGCTCTCCTCGTCTGACACCTCCCCGTCGTGTCCGAATGCCGCCAACATACACGCCGCTGCAATGCCGTCGTCGCGAAGCGCCTCGGCCCGCAGCGCTACTATTTTCCCGACAGCTCCTCGACGACGAGCCCGCCGAGCTTCGCCGCTGCATTCGCGGCCCGCTCGAGCATCCCCGACTCACTCTTGAGGATCGACTCGAAGGCCCCCCGCTCGGGATACGCGAGACACTGAAACACGAAGCGTTCGTTGATTGCTGACAACGCCATCTTGCCCGCGCCCACCGCGTCGATCATCTGACGGTAGCTCGCGTGCGTCGGCCGCTTGAGAATGACGATCCCTTGCCCGCACGCCGACGGCACTACGGCGATCTCGGTGCCCGTCGGCCCGTGGTCGGCCTCGGCCTTGAGGATTGCTTCCTCGTCGGCGATCTCGCGCTTGAGCCGTGCGAGCTCGGCCGCCTCGGTGCGCGCGGCGGTGCGCCGCTCGCGATCCTCGGTGAGGCGAGCCCGCTCGGCCCGGAGTGTCTCGAGCTCGTTCTCGGTGCCGCTCACAGTGCCGTCTCCGTCCCGTCGAACAGCGTGAGCCCGTTGCGCCGCACGAGCATCGCGTCGAATTCGATCTCTTCCTTGAGCGGGTCGGGTGACTCCTCGTTGCTCGTCGTCGCGGACACGTACACGCACCGCTCGATCTCGACGAGAAGCGCGGGCTCGTCGGCCGTCGCGTACGTGACGACGATCTCCACCTCGACGTTGCCGTACGACTTCCGATCCTCGGAGAGCGAGGCGAGGTGTGCGCGCACCGCCTGTGCCGTCGACGTCGGGCCGCGCAACTTGACGGGCTCGACGGTGTACTTACCGTGCGAGCGATGCCGCGGCGCGTGGTGCCGGCCCATCCCGTAGCCTTTCACGCGCTCGCGCTTGTCGCCGTAGCTGATCGAGTCCCACCCGTAGTAGCGCTCGCCCTCGATCTTGAGACAGATATGCCCCCACGAGGCGATCGAACCGTTCACTCGAATTTGATCGGACATGGTTAGGCCGCCTGTGCTTGGAGCGCCGGGTTGTAGAAGCCGACACTCAGTTGGATGTATTCGGTGTACGCGAGCGGGATGACTCGAGCGTCGCCGGTGAGCGTCTTTGTCGCGAGGAGGTTGTCGACGCGAGAGAGCGCGAATTGCACCGCGCTCGCTTTGGGCTTGGCGAGGAGCACGGCCGCCAGAATCTTGCGCGCGCCGGCCTCGATCTCGAGGGCCTCGGTTTCGAGAATGTAGCCCGTCAACGCCGACACGAGGATCGGCTTGCTCAGCCGACGTAGGAAGTAGAGCCGCAACGCCGCATGCGCGAGGTTGAGCACGCGTCGATGCGGCATGAGCTGAAAGTCGGAGCCGGGCGGTGAGAACAGCCGAGGCCGATTGACATACACACCCGGCATGCCCTCGATCGTTCGGAGCACAGCGAACCGCGCATCGTCGAGGCCCGGGCTCAAGCTCTCGTCGTGCTCGTCGGGGTTGCCGTTGCCGTCGCGGATCGACACCCCCGAGAGCGAGCCGAGGTTGACGTCGGCGATGTCCACCTCCTCGCTCACCGATGCTTCGCGCGCGGCGATCACCACCGAGACGGGCCGACGGATCTTGCGGCCTGACACTGACGAGGTGAGCTTGCACGCGCCGGCCGAGAGCTCGCCGTACACCGAGGCCTTGCTCCCGAAGATCCCCGAGAGGGCACCGAGGTACGTCGCCTCGCTCTCGCCCTCGTTCGGCATGCGCGCGCCACCCGACCATGCGCGGTACTTGCCGGCCGACGCGAGCGACGCGAGCTTGAGCTCGAGCGTATCGAATGCGTTGGCGTCGATCGGCCCGACGGGCTCGACGATCTCCCACGCGAGCTGTGAGGCCGCGAGCGCGTCGAGGCCGGCCCCGAGCTCGGCGGCCGTGAACGCCGGGGCCGTCGCCCTGGCCGTGGCGGTGTCGCCGGCGACGAGCGTCCCGGCCGCGAAGTTGAGCGTGACCCCCGTGCCCGGGAGCGCGAGGGTGGTGGAGGTGCCGAGCGCCACCACCGGCGCCCACGTACGGCCGCCGTCGGTGCTCGTCTGCAAGGTGATGCCGGCCGTCCCGACCGTGCCCCCCGTGGCCACCTTGACGGCGATCTCGGCGTCGTCGGTGGGGGTGCCCGTGGCGGTGATCACGCTCGTGCCGGTGACGCCGCTCGCCTCCACCGCGGCAAGCGCACCGGCCGTCGTCGCGTCGGTGCGCACGAGGATCACCGGCCGGCCGTAGCGCTCGATCGCGTGCGCGCCGGCCTCGACGAGCGGCCCGCCACCGTAGGCCGAGAGCACGTCCTTTACCCGGCCGAAGCTCGCCGGCACATTCGTCGGCCCACTATTCGCCGGCCCGACGAGTGCGAGGAGCTTGCCGGCACTCTCGGGAGTGACGCCGAGTGCGCCGTCGATCTCGGTGATCACGATATTAGGTTGCGACATGCTCTCCTCACTTAGGCCGGGGCCGGGATCTCGTTTGGCTCGGTGACGTCGAGCTCGTGCATGCCGATATCGGCACCGGTATCGACGGGTGCCGTCTCGACGGGTGCGTCGACGATCGGCGCTTGCAGCGCGAGCACGACGCGGATCGATGCGCCGGCTCTGAGTGTCCGATCGCCCCCCACCCACTTGCTGGAGACGATCTGATAGGTGCCGTGCGCGGCGAGCTCGACGGCACGCACCCACGCGTCGTACAGCTCGCGCGCCGCTTGGTACTGTGCCCGTTCGTTTGCCGAGGCCGTCGCGTCGTATGCGTAGATCTCGACGGTGCACAGCTCGAGGAGCGTTGCGATCTGTCGGGGGTTCGTGCCGAGGAATTTCGGCGCGGCAATCACGCCGAGGTTGCCCCCGTCGTCACCCGGGATCCAGACGATGCGCCGGCCCGACCGCACTTGCTCGGCCGGCGCGCGCCACCCCATCGACTGCATGGCTGCGGTGCCGTCGAGCGCGAACCGCTCCACCACCGCGTCAAACAACCTCGGGATCGCGAACACGATCGCCACGGCTCAGCCCTCCTCGGCGACGGCTCGAAAGTGCTTGGCGAGCACCTTACGCACCGCGTCGGCGATGCGAGGCGTGAGCCGCGTCGGGATGATCCCGCGCATGGTGCCGCCCTTCGCGCGGCCCGAGTGGTGGCGAGCCTCGGGGCCGGCGACACGTGCGAGGATGCGCGTCCCGACGGCCGCCACCTTGACCGCCGCGGCGGCATGCTCGAGCGGCCGGCCGCCATCCTTACGGGGTGTCCAAGCTTTGCCCTCGGTGTCGGTGCCGGCGTTGACTGTCTCGAGGATCGACTTGCGCACCGCCTCGGCGACTTCGGGTGCCGCGCGCTTGGCGATCTTCGGGATGCCGCGGCACTTGGCGATCATCCTGTCGAGCTCGTCGAGGCCGCTCATCACGACCCCCGACGATTGAAGTCTTCACGTCGCGCGCGATCGCGCTGCACGTCCTTACTCACGTACGGCGAGCTCTCGGCGTACGCGAGTGGCCCGCCGAATTGCACGCGTGCGGCCGACTGATCGCTCGGTGCGAGATCGATGAGGCCGAGGTTCCCGTCGGCCGCTTGTTTTACTTCCTCCTCGGCCTTGTCGGCGTCGGCGATGTAGAGCGCGCGCTGTTCGTCGCTCGCGGGGTAGCCGTGGGCCATCGCCGCGCGCAACGTCACCATGCGGACGAGCCATGACTTGACGGCCTCGGGGTACGGCGCCGGAAACGGCACCGCGTAGCGCTTGGCAAGGTACGAGTCACACCACCGCGACGAGCTCTCGAGCTGTGCCCCGAGCCACCCCGGCTTGACGGTCTCGAGGCTCTCGATCTGCTCGTCGGGCATGATCGTGTGCACCCGAAACTCGTCGACGGTGAGATAGCTCGGCGGCACGACTCACACCCCCTTGACCTTGAAGATCAGGTAAGGGTGCCCGGCCGCCATCGCGTTGCGGCCCTTGCAATGCCACTCGAGCTCGTCGGCGCGGTTGAGGATCGCGTCGGTTTGCGGGCCGTAGAAGTTGATCTTGAATGGCTCGCGATCGACGTAGATGAGCCCGCCGACTTCCGAATCGGTGATCTGCTCGCACACTGCGAAGTACGTCTTATCGTTCTCGTACCCCGCGAGCTCGTCGGCCTGGATCGGCATCGCGAAGCCGAGCGCTGAGATCACGGCCTCCACGTCGGCGACGGCCGCACCACCACCCTTCGCGGCCTGCGCGATGAATTTGGCTTGCGTGAGTTGCACCGCTCGGAACATGAGCATCGGCGGCACGATCAAATACTTGAGCCGCAAGCGCCGCGGTTGACTGCCGTTCGGCATCTTGATCCCAGCGATATACCCGACGAGCTTTTGTAGGTTCGTGAGTGCGACGTCGGTGGTATTCGTTGGCGTGTCGTCGATCGGGAGCGCACCGGGATACGAGCCAGCGGCGGCACCGGTGAACAGATTCGCGAACGTGCCGGCCGTTAGATTGAACGGATTGAGCGGATGATCCTTCGCGAAGAATGCCTTCTTATCGTAGGCCTTGACCTTCGCTACATCCTCGCCGTTCTTGAGTAGCTCGACGGCGAGCTCTTGTGGCCAATAGGCCATTTGCGCGCCGATCTGATTCGACCACGCCGCGGCAAGATTGAGCCCTTGCGCGTCGGTGTCCTCGAATTGCGCGCGCGACAGCTTGAGGCCGTCACCGGCGAAGCGCGGCTCGAGCTCGGTGCTTTGCGAGACGAGATCCTCGAAGATGAGGTTTCCGCCCTTGCCGAGATCGTGGATCTTCGCCGTCGAGAGCAGCCAAGAGAGGATCTCTTTACCCGCGCTCGTCGACCTTACTTTGGTGACCGTCGGCCACCACACGCCTTGGTTGAGGCGTGTGTACGCGTTCTCCGAGACGATCGTCATTCGCGATTCGAGCGTCATCAGATTGGTTGGTGTGAGAGCGGGCATTACTCAGATCCTTTCTTTGCAATGCCCGTTACGGGCTCGCCTCGGAGACGAATTGCAGCTTTTGAACGGCGACACCGAGCGTCGGGTGCACGTCCCACACGCGGCCCGCCACCGGGCCGGCCGCCATGCTTACGGTCTGATCGTCGAGGAAGTTGCACAGGCTCCCGACGTCGCCGGCGTCGACTGCCGAGCCGGTGTCGTTCAGGTAGCGCCGCACCTCGATCTCCGTCCCGAGATCGACGTTGACCATGGTGTCGCCGGCCGTGGCGTCTATTTCCTCGTCGAAGTTGCCGATGTATACGAGGTCGGCTTGCGCGCTCATCGGCTCGACTTTGCCCGTGCCTGGATCGATGCCGGCCGCGCCACCTTTCCAAGCTTTGTTACCCGCCGCGAGCGGGAACAGGTGGTGTGTCCAGCGCTCGATCACCTGCATGCGAGACTGTGTTAGCGCCGGCATTAGGCGGCCCCTTCCTCGCCGCGCTTGGCGGCCTTACCGTTGTTGGCGAGCCGAGCGCGAGCCGCACCGGCCGCGTCGAAGATGAGCGACGTGCCCTCGCGACGAATGCCCGTGCTCTCGGCTCCGACCGTGCCGAACGCCCGATCGAATTCGAGCTCGTCGGCCGTCTTGCTCGTCGACGGCGGTGCCGTCGTCGGGTCGGTTTGCGTGGCGCCCCGGGTGGCGCCGACGACGGTGCCGGCCGCGCGGTCCGTCTTGTTCGGCACGTGCGGCTTCGGCATCTTGTCGACGATCGCCTTTGCATCCCTGTAGGGCATGGTGGCCAGGTGCTCGACGAGCTCCTTGCCGAGGTCGGGCCGCGCGCTGAGGAGTGCCGAGCGCTCGAGCGCGTCTTTCTGGCGCTCGAGAGCCTCGAGCCGCTTGCCCTGCTTCGCGACGATGCGCGCGAGCCCGGCCGCCGAGTCGGCGCTTACCCCCGAGCCCGAGCTCGCGGCGCGGCGCGGCGTCGAGGCCGAGGCGGTGGCTTCCTTCTCCTCCTCCTCATCCTCGTCGGCCTTCGGCTCCTCGGCCTCGGCATCGCCGTTGAGCACGTCGAGGGCCGCTTGCGCCTTCTCGTCGCCGTCGGCCGCGGCCCGCTCGAGCGCGGCGCGCGCGTCGTCGACGTCCTTTTGCGAGGAGCTCGGCTTCGGCTTCTCCTCCTCGCCCTCGTCTTTCTTGTCATCCGCCATCGTCGTTCCTTTCGCGAGGAGCTCGAGGAGCTCGTCAAAACTCGAGACGCGATCGGCGAGCCCGACCGCAACGGCCCGCGGGCCGTGAAACACATCGGCCTCGAGCGAGCGCACCGCGTCGGTGGCGATGCCGCGCAAGCTCGCGACGAGTTCGAAGAACAGCTCGGCGAGCGAGTCGCATTGCCCTTGCATCGACTCGAGCTCGGCCTTCGAGAGCGCTACGTGCGGGTGCCCGTCGACCTTGCGCTTGCCCGACGCGACGAGCGCGAACCCGATCCCGTCGCGAGCGTCCCGAGCGGTGACGTCGACGCGACTGATCAGGATTCCGATCGAGCCCGCGAAGGCTGTCTCACTGATCACGATCTCCTCGGCCGCACACGCCAGCGCATACGCCGCCGAGCACGCGCATCCGTCGACGTACGCGACGAGCCGCTTGCCCGCGGCCTTACACCGCGCACGGATCGCACGCGCCGCGTCGAAGCATCCGAACAGCTCACCGCCCGGCGAGTCGAGCTTGAGGATCACCGTCGTTGCGTCGCTCGAGCATGCCTCGGTGACGCGATCGAGGATCCCTTCGTACGAGTCGCACCACCAATCGTCGTGGTGCTCGAGCGGCCCACGGATCTCGATCACGGCGTTGCCGTCGACCGTGCTCACGTCGTGTATGTCGGCCTCGACGAAAAGATCGAGGAAAGCTTGCGGGTACAGCGCGAGGATCCCGGCCTTGTCGTACCGACGGCGCATCACGCGGCCTCGCGAAGGGTAATGACGTCGGCCTCGCCCTTGCCGTCGGCCTCGGCCTCGTCGACGTCGGGGATCCCGTCGGCGTCGACGTCACCGAGGAGCGGCACCGCAAACTTTTGCGCGATCTGATCGACGTCGAGCTCGCGGCCGTGCGCGCGTAGTGCCTCGGTGAGTTGCGCGATCGCCTGTGCCACGGCGACGAGGGCCTGTGCCTCGGCCGCGCGATCTTTCGGTGGCGTGACGTCCCACTCCACCACCGGGCACCGCGCGAGCGCCTCGACGCCCCACCGCGCCTCGACGAACGCCGGGAGGCCCTGAGTGTTGATTGTGAACGCCAGCGAGTCGGCCGTGGCCTTGATGAGATCGGCGCGAATCGATCGGTGTATGTCTGAATTCTGGAAGCCCGCACCGCCGTCGGTTGTGACTGTCTGACCGGCGACGGCGATGATCAGCTCGGCATTCTGAGCATCGATCGTCTTGATAAATGAGTCGTAACCGCGGCCGTTGCTCTCGAGGAGCTTGATCTCATAGCCCGGTGTCAGACCGAAGACGGTATTGACACCCCACGCCATCACTTGGTGAAAGAAGGTTTGCTTCTGACTTTCGACACTCCCGCTCGGTGCGTACGCAACGCGCGCAGGGTTCGCGAGCTTTGCCTCCCACTCGTCTTTATAGAGCGCCGCGTGATCCTTTCGGATGTACGCGCGGCCGACGGCTCGCCACAAGCCGTGTTGCCACGGTGCCGTGCGGCCTCCCGGCGTATGCAGGATCCACCGGCCGTCGCCGGGTGTGATCGGGATCGGCCCGGCCGTGCTGTGGAAGTACCACCGGCTCTCGTGCCATCGGTAGCGAAGGAACGACGGATCGAGTCGGCAGAACACGGGGTAGTCGCGGCCTTGCACGGGCACGAGCTCGCCGACGCCGACGCCGAGTAGCTCACCGTCGGCCGCGAGCGTCGCGAGGTCCGACGGCGGGAACATCTCGTCAAACACGGCGCGCGGCCGATCGTGGCCGAGCTCGAGGGCCTCGACGATCTCGGCGTCACCGCGGAAACGCTTCGGGAGCCGCACGAGCCCCCCGGTGCGCGTCGAGAGCACGCCGGCGAGCACCCCGTCGGCCTTCGCCGTCGCCATGAGCTCGGCGGCCCACGACAAGTCGCCGGCGTTGGCCATGTGGGTCGCCGTCTCGAGGTCGGCGAGGTACCACCGGGGCCGCGCGAACGGGATCGGTTGCAGGTTGCCGCCGAGCACCCGACGGATCCGCTCGACGGCCTCCTCGCTCGGCCCGACTACCTCAGATCCCGGCGCTTCATACGTCGAGATCCCGAGGAGCGCGGCCGATGCGCGTAGGAGTCTGTCGCGTGCACCCATCGCCGGGCATGGCACCACCCGCGCGCGTATAGATGGGGCACCGCCGCCGATGAATTACGCGCGTTGCCGTGTTGCCCAAAGCTCGCGCGGGATCCGGCAATGCAGTTCGAGCGCGACTTGCGAGCGCTCACTCGGGTGGCGTTGCCCTGAGATCCAGCGGCTCACCTGAGAGTGGTGCACGTGCACGCGTAGCGCTACCTCGCGCATCCCGAGCACCTGACTCACGGCGAGGAGCGTGCGGCGGCCCGTCATGAGTGCTCGCGCTCCCGAAGCAACTTCTCGAGGTGGTCGCGTTGTTTCTCGGTGCGCCACATGGAGAACCAGATCGCCGCCACCGCCGTTCCGAGCGACGCGTCGCGATGGCCGGTCAACGCCAGCACGGTCGTCGTGACGAGCGCGAGCACGGTCGCGCAAAACAAGTAGTCATTCCATCGCGGGTACGTCACCACGCGCACCGCCGTTGCGCGCACGCTGCAAGCGCGGATGCGATCGGCACTTTCATCGCCTCCACTTCGATTGCGCGGCGTACGGATCGAGCCGCGACACCGGTGCCGCCACGTCGGGCAACGTCGACGTGATCGACGGCCCCTCGCGTAGTGCAAGCGGCTCCCACACCGCGAGCGCGAGCGCGTCGTATCGGTCGGGTGAGCGGCCGATGATCTTGCGTAACGTCTCCTTGTCGGTGACCTTCGCTTGTCCGTTCGGCATCTGTCGCCACTCGAGCGTGTGCAACTCTTTCGCGAGCTTGGCATCCTCGACGATGGTGCCCCCGGCATCGAACCAAGCCGCGAGCGAGCCCGCGAGCGCGTCGCGCATGCGGTTGTACAGCTCGGGTTGGCGCATGCTGCGGTCGGACGCGCGCACCGACACCACCTCGATCTCGTGCGGGTGATCGTCGGCGTAGTCACGGATCGCGCGGTTGACCTTGCTCCCGATATCACCCTCGCGATCCACCACCACCACCGGTGTCTCGCGTGCGGTGCGCAAGCGGCCGACGATGCGTAGGAGCTCGGCCAGGTGGCCGGTCTCGTCGAGGCCCCGGCGCGCGACGAGCTCGAGGAGCTTGAGCCCGCGACGTGCGGCGAAGATGATCTCGTCGCCTCGGCCGCGCTCACCCGCGGGATCGAGGCCGATGTACAAGCGCCCCTCGGCCGGGGTGTCGTGCCACCGTTGCTCGGCTTGCTCGATCGTGTGGAGCGAGAAGATCTTACCCTCCTCGTGCTCGGCAAACTCGCCCTTGACGCGCACGAGGTAGAGCGGCGACTTCTCACCCCACTCGTCGCGTTTCTCGTCGAGCCACTCGCGGGTGGCGAGCCCCGGGATCAGTCGCTCGCCGCTCACCGCGTTCGGTGTCTCCTCGCTGCTTACGGTGAGCCCCTTGTAGAACCGCGCCTTGCTATGGAAGGCATCGTAAAACTCGCCGCTGTTTTTCGTCGGGTTGCCGAGGAGGAGAAGCCGCGCCGAGCCCGCGCGGTTGCCCTCGATCGCGTCGTAGATCTCGGTGGGCACGCCGCTCGCCTCGTCGACGACGTACAGCACGTTCGCGCCCGAGATACCGGCGACGGCCTCGCCCTGTTTCGCCGTGAACCCGACGATCTCTCGGAAGTCATCCGACTTGAGCCCGGTGCGCGCGAGGTCGCCGAGGTCACCGTCGATGAGGCTCGAGTGAGGGCACGGCCGCGGGATACGCGCCGCGGGATTCGCCGCAATCTCGGCCTTGCACCGCGTACACCGGCCGCCGCGCGACAGCATCATGCGCAACTCACGCCACAGGATCTCGTCGACTTGTCGGCTCGTCGTCGAGGTGCACACCACGCGCGCGTGTTCGTGCGAACAGTAGAACCAAAGCATCACTTGCGCCGCTGAGTGTGACTTGCCGATCTTGTGCCCCGACTTGCATGCCACCCTCGGGAAGTCGCGCACCGCCTCAAGTAGCTCCACCTGCTTTGCCCACGGCTCGACGCCGAGGATCTCGCGCGAGAAGCGCACCGGGTCGGCGAGGTAGATGGGGCTCGGGAACCGGATGCCGAACGACGCGTGTAGGGCCGGAAAGAAGTCGGCCGCAAAGTCGGCGAGGAACGTGCTCGGCCCGTCGGGACGCTTCGGCGGCCGACCCGGGCCGCGACGCTTTACCTCGTGCGCGTTGGTGGTGGTGGGCACCTCAATCGCCTCGGTGCCGCGCCTTGTGCCGTGCCTTGCGCTCGCGGTGCTCGAGCCACTCTTGTATGCGTAAGAGAACGTGCGTGATGATCCCCACGGCAACCGTGGCCGTGCCGAGCGCGAGGAACAGGAGAAGCGTCGCGACGAACACGTTGTTCATGGTGCCCCCCCGAGTATCGAAACGAGCTCGTCCACGGCGGTGCTGGGTAGTGCGGTGCGCATCATGCGCGCGAGCTGGTGAGCGGTCTCGAGCCGCTCGCGTAGCTCGCACACCTCCTCGTGAGCCGAGGGCATGAGCGGCTTCTGTGAGAGCGACTCGCGTACGTAGCGCGCGGTCTCGAGCATGCCGGCCCGTAGGGTGCGCACCGAATCGATCAGGCCGCGCACGTTCTCACTCGTGTACGAGCGCTCGTACATCGCGAGCGCGTGGTCGCTGGCACCGAGCGAGGCGATACCCGCGAGCTGTGCCTCGACGAGCGACGTGCACCGATGGCGGTAGGCGGCGAGGAGCTCGGCCACGATCTCGGCGATCGCACTGGCCGACTGCTCGGTGAGGATCGCGCGGCACGCGATTCGGCCCATGTCGTGCTCGAGCTCGGTGGGCCGGATGAATGGGGCCGGCATGGTGGGTACCTCCTCGGTGCACCGGGTGCACTTGTGCACTAGTGCCCGCGCTCGATCGCGCGCTTGCTGTAGTCCTTCAGCAGCTCAAGCATCTCGTCGCGGTAGTCGGTGCTGTGCATGACGCGCTGATAGAAGATGCCGAGCAATCCTTCCGCATGTGCGACTCGCCCCTCGAGCGCCATGCGCTCGCGCTCCCACATCGGCGGTTCTACACACTCGATGCTGCCGTCGGGATGGATCTTATAGACCGGTAGCCTCGACTCGAACGTCTCGAGCTTCGCCTCGAGCTCGGCGATGCGCTCGAATTGGACGTCGATCAACGCCTCGATGGCAGGCTCATCGAGCGGCTCAGGCACGTCCGCAAGCGCGGCTTCGAGGGCTGCGCGCGCGGCATCCTCGGTCTCGAGCGCAAAGTCCCTGTACAGCGAATGCGTTGCCCGCTCCACCATCGCGTCGGTGACCTTCATGGTTTCATCGCCTCATCTCGCTCGGCCGCGTCGGCGCCGAGCACACTCAGGATCGCCGCCTCCACAGCTTGCGCGGCCTCGGGGTACGGGATCAACGCCTTGATAAGCAGGCGTTTCATGCGCTTCCACTCGGGGTGCTCGCGGATCGTGCGGGCCTCGAGCGTCTCGCGTGCGCGCTCGAGCCGCTCCTTTTGCGCGAGGGCTCTCGAGAACGCGTCGCCGAGCTGTACGCGCTCGCGGCCGATGAGATCGGGGCGGTTTAGCTGTGAGCGGAGCAACGCGAGGAGCCGATTGCAGTCGTCGAGCGGGCTCGCGGCCTCGCCGGCGTCGGGAAACCATGCCGGGGCCGTGGCGCCGGCCGGCTCGCTCGTCGGCGTCGGAGGCGGCACCGGGGGGGCGTTGCCAGTCACGCGATCCCATGACTCGGCCGGGATTGCGTAGCGGGCACACAACCGGCGCCGGTGGCTTGCCTCGGGAATGCGCGTGCCGCTGCGCCATGAGGTTGCCGCCGCTTTCGTGACGCCGATGGCGGTGGCGATCTGTTGCATGGTGTCGGGCACGGCGAGTAAGAGCTCCTGGCCGTGTGTGCGAGCCACGCGCGCGGGCTCGTATGCGAGATCGACGGCGGTGAGGGCCGGGGGCGGCGCGTCGGGTGCCGGTGCCAGTGCGACGGCCTCGCTCGAGCTCGAGAAACCGGTAGCGACGGCCTCGAGAGCGGGACTCGAGCTCGCGCTCGGCTTCGGCCTCGTGCGTGGCGTGCGCGATTTGTTGGCAACTTTACTCGGCATTACATGACTACCTCGTCATTTTACAAGCACTTTACCGGACTATGCAGACAGCGCCCCCCGGCCTTGAGGCCCCCGGCACTGTTCGACCGGGGTAGCCAAATGATTTCGCGCACTTACGCGACTGCAATATCGGCGGCGATAAACTTCATAAGTGCGCGAAACTACTAGGCATCCTTGAACAGCACCGACCGCACCGCGCAATCTTTCGACTCGAGTAGCTTGCGGAACGCGACCGTTTTTTCCGCGCCGTCGGGGAGCGACTGATCGAGTCGTTCCGCCAGTTCGCCGAAGGGCTTACTGACGTCGGCCAGGCGCGCGGGGAGATGCGCGTACGCGAAGAACTGCATCAGTGAGTGGCTCACGTCTCACCGCCCCCGTCGGTGGTGCCCGTGGGCGTGGTCGGCTCGGCCGCGGTTGGCTCGCTCGAGCTCGGCGACGCCGCGGTGACGGTGTTGCCTGGACTTCTCGCGACGCGCGAGATCAGTTCCTCCCACACCGCGGTGCGTTGCTCGGGAGCGAGCCCCGGTGCGATCTGAGTCGACCACTCCCGCGGCGGTTGCTCGGTGGTGCGCACGGTGACGCGTACGCCGGCCGACTCGCGCGCGAACGACACCTGTGCCGCCTCGTCGCCGGCCGCCTTACGCAGGGCCGCGAGTTGCTCGAGCGTGGGCTCGGCGAAGTTGATCGTCTGCTCAGTCATGGCGCCACCCCCTCATGAGCGCGCTCGAGCACGCGCTCGCGGCTTTCGTATCCGCTAACGTCGGCCACGCCCACCTCGGCGTGCGGCAAGCCGGGCAACTCAGGCCGATCGGCGAGCACGCGCTCGATCTTGCGTAAGGGCTCGTCGGCCGCGTCGAGGAGCGCGCGCTTTACGGCGAGCTTGCTCTCGAGCTTGGTAACCTCGGCACGCAACTTACTCGAGCGCTTGGTGTGTTTCTCGGCGAGCGCGCGCAACTCGGCGTCGAAGCCCCCCGCACGCGGCTTGCGCGTCGTCGATGCCGCCCGCTCGCTTGGCACCGCCGTACCGTTCGCGCGCTCGCGACGCGTTGCCGCCCTATTCGTCGTCGTCATGATTGCCCCCTCGTTCCTTCGATATCGTCCAACACCACTTCGCCACGGATCACCTTGATCGCGCGGCGTACCCGTGCCGCCTCATGCGGCTCGAAACTCTCGGCGAGTGGCTCGAGCACTTGCTCGACGAGGTACTCGCGATACCCGACGACGAGCTCGGCGACGTGCGTGCGCGGCGACTTGTGCCACGGGGTCGGCTTCCCGATCTCACGTACGAGCTCATCCTCGGCCGGCGTCGGGCCGGGCCACCGCAGTAGTCCACGCGGCTCCTCGACGGCCTTGAGGTTGCTCGCGACAAGCACGCACGAGCCGTCGGCCTCGACGCGGATCACGACGTCGAGCCCTTGCGCACGCGTACGCTCGAGCACCTCGTCGAGCATGAACGCACGTCGCTCCTCGGCGAGCTCGCGAGACGCGTACGGCCCGGTGGTGACAGGTTGCCCGCCCTCGAGCTCGTACGTGGTGATCCACCCGTGATCGTCGCCGGTGACGCGCGCTATTCCCACTACTCGCACTAGGCACCTCCACTCTTGTCGAGCTCGTACCCGAGCACGCGTGCGGCTTGTTCGAGCGCTTCCTCGGCGCTGCGCACCGAGAGCCCGATCAGACTTCGCGACATGCCGCAGATCTGCATCGCGCGATAGACGGTTGATCCGGCATGCTCGCCGATCTCGACTTGCACGCGGTGCACCCCGATCTGCTCGTCGTATACAACCTCAGCCGGGGGCTGCGGTGGGATGGGCCGCCACTTCATTCGGTGCCCCCGGCAAACAACGCGCCTTGCCGCCCTCGTTGCCGCGCGTCGCGTGCTTTGGTGCGTGCTCGTGCCTTACGAAGCTCGAGCCGCATCACGCCGTCGAGCGCGGCAAACATGGCGATGCACACACCCTCGGCGTGATCGTGATCGTCGATCTGCACACCGATCGTCATGCTCGCGACGCGACACGCATCGCGCTTGAGCTCGGCGGTGCCTCGGCCGCGGATCCCGAGCTTCGCGCGCCACACGTGCGGCTTTACTTTGTCGAGGAGCGCGAAAGGATGGCCGAGGATCTCGAGTTGCTCTTTCCATCGGCCCCGAGGCTCACCGAGGCTAATGATCGAGTCGGCCGAGCGCTCGGGTGCACCTTGCCGCGGTCCTCGTCGCTCGGTGGTGTGATCGTCTCGCGTGAGCCGGCCGAGCGGCATGCCGCCGTGATCCTCGAACATCACGATCACACCGTTGAGCGTGCCGCCGTTGCGCGTGCGCACGAGCTCGAGCACGGCAGTGCGTTGCTTGGCAGTCGTCGCTACACCGCTCGCGACGATGGTGCGGCCGACGGCGATGGCCCACCCCGAGCGGCGGCCCTGATCGATGCCGAGAGTGATCACGCGAGGCCCCTCTCGCGCTCGAAAACTCCCTTGCACCCCTTTAGGTACCCCTTGCGGGCAACGCGGCGTTCTGCCGACCCCCTAAAAACGACGGATCTGCAAAACGCTCGGGTACCTAACCAGCCGGCCCCGAATGCCGCTCGCCCCCCGTAGGGCCGTCGGGTGCCAGATGGACACTCGCGCGCGGCAAATAGCCCCCTTGCCGCGCCTCGAGCGCGCTCGGCCGACTCGATCTCCCCGCCGAGCTTGGATTGAGTACCCCGCGCCTCCGCAGGTACCCAAGTACCCCCACCCCGTAGGGTGGGTGGGTACTTGAGGTACCTACGCTGCGGAAACAAGTACCGGGGAGTTCCGGGTACCTGATGGTACCTGGGTACCTGATAGTGTAACTTGCGGTGTCCGTACATCACACGGCACCCCCATCGAGGGCCGTCACGCGATAGACGCCGGCGACCTTTTCGATGGCCTGCTCCTCGAGCAACTCGCGACACATCACGGCCCCGTCGCGCTGTCGCAACCCCGCCGCGCGAGCGATTGCGGCTGTCGTCTTGCACCCACCGCGCGCCACCGCAGCGAGCACCCGCGTGCGCACCTTGCACGCCTTCTGTCGCTCCTCGTCGGCGCCCTCCTCGTCGGGCCGCTCGATCTCGCGAAACCCGAGCCCCACGAAGTCGAGCGAAAGCCGAATCTCAGGCTTGTCGGGGCCGAGCCTGTTTTTCGCGACTTCGAGATCGATGATGCCGCGCTCACCTCGCACCGGCTTGAGCCCGATGATCAGGTGCGACGCGTACTCGATCGCGCGTGTCTCGGCCCCGGCCGCGAGCGCCGAGATATCGAGATCGCGCTTACCGGTGCGGTACCCCGCGCGCGACATCTCCGAGATCGCGATCACGAGCGTGCCGCGCTTGGCGATGCCGTCGAGCAAGTCGACGACATACTCGAGCTGTTCGCGTTTCTGCTCGAATACGGCGGCCCCCGACGACGGCACGCGTTGCAGTGAGTCGACGATGAGCACCCGAGGCCGGCCCGCGGCAAGCTCGAGGAGCTCGGCCTCGCACTGCTCGAGCATGATCCGATCGGTGAACGGATCGACCACCTTGAGCGCCCTACCCCGACTATTGCGCGCGAAAGCGTTTCGGCGTCCCGGATCGAGCCCCTCGAGCAGATCGCGATCGAAGCCGTCGAGCTGGCCGAGCCGCACGACGATCGACTCGCGCGACTCATCGGCCGCGACGATCAACACGGCGCATCCGGCGCGCTCCCACCGATCCCCGAGCCAAGTAGCAAGGTTCGTCTTCGACGCTCCCGGCGCACCGAGCACCGAGCAGAACCGCCCCATGGGGATGCCGCCGCGCGTAGCCTCGTCGAGTGTCGAGAGCCCGATCGGGAGCCGCGGCCCGACCATCGCGATCGCCGGGATACAGTCGGCGAGCGACGGCGCGCGCGAGCCCGGCGTATTGACGGCGATGAGCTCGAGCTTCGCGCACTCGAAAGCCGCGAGCGCGGCCTCGAGCTCGTCGGCGTCGGCGTGTGCGACGCGCACCGCCGCATCCTTGACCCCCCGTTGCCGCGCGAGCCGACGGAGCCGCGTGTAGTCGTGCTTCTTGAGCGGCACGGTGTCGGTGAGCGCGAGCAGGTAGTCGCCCCCCCCGACGGCCCTCAACCGCCCCTGATCGTCGAGCCACCCTCGTAACGACTCGGTGTCGAGCTCGGTGCCGTCGGCGGCAAGGTGGAGCATCCCGTCAAAGATCATCCCGTGCGCCCCCGAGTAGAAGTCGCCGACGGCGAGCCCGCTCTCGAGGAGGATCTCGGGATACTTGAAAGCCGAGCCGAGAAAGTGCCGCTCGAGCTCGATGTCGTGCGGCGGCACCTCGCTCGGCTTGCGATCTTTGTCGAGCCGCTTCGGCCGGTGGCCGTTCGTCGGTGGCTCGTGTGGCGTTCTCACTATTCGCACCTCTACCCCCGTGCGTTTAGTGAGCGTCGGCCGCTATCCCGGTGTCGCCGTCGTCTTCCTCGTCGTCGTCTTGCTCCTCGTCGCCGGGGCCGTCGCCGAGCTCGAGCTGTGTCTCGCCGTTGCCGCCGCGCGGGAGGCCGAGCTCGGCCTGTCGCTCCTCGCCGCGCATCGCGCGTTGCCCGCACACCTCGTGCGTGTCGAGCCGCACGATCTCGACGGTGTTGCGATGAAAGTCGCGCCGCTCGGTGACCTTGACGTGCCGATACTCGACGCCGGTGCGCACTTCCTCGGCCAGGTCGCCGAGCCGTCGCTCGGTGTCCTTGACCGCTTTCGCATAGCGTTGCGTCGCGAGCACTTTCTCGAGCGTGAGCGCGTCGCGCTTGCTGACGGTGTTGGCGAGCTCGGCGGCCTTGAGCGCGATCTCGGCCGGCGACAGCTTGCACGGCAAGCGCTCGACGAAGGGAGTCTTCTGAGTGTCTGACATGGCGGCGCGATCCTTTCGGCAAGCGCGCGGCCCGATCGCCGCGGCTTTCGACACGACGAGGTAAGGCGAGCTATTCGGCGAAAAGTGACGGTGTAAAGCCGCGAGCGAACCGCGCTCGAGCGGTGTCGTAGTGGCCGACGAGGGCCTCGGCGCCGACGGCTCGCCGGCCCTCAATCTCGGCGGCGATCAACGTCGTGCCGCCTCCCGCGCAAGGGTCACACACGAGATCACCGGGCCGCGTGTAGTCGCGCACGAGCGCCCGCATGGCGTCGGTGCGCTTGCCGCCCATCACCATCCGATCGCCCTTGCCCTTGAACACGTAGGCGCCGGGCAAGGTGCCCCACGTCGAGAGCGAGCGCGGCCGAGCGACGACGATCCAGCACGACCACGAACACGGCCCGTCGCCGGTGAGCCGCACCCGCGAGCCGATCTCGACGAGCGGAAGTGGCGCGAACACGTAGCGGCCGGCCGACTCGAGCTCGTCGGCCCACGCCGTGGCGAGCGTGTGATCGGTGAGCGACACGATCCACCCGCGCGTGCGTCCCGACCACCCGCGCACGCACTCGGCGACGTCGCTCGGTGTCCACGCCGCATAGTTGATCGGCCTCGTCACCATGCGTGGGCCGAGGGCCGAATCGTGGTGCCCATCGTTGCGCACGGCCTCGTCGTGCCCTGAATGTGTGCGCAATGAGTAAGGCGCGTCGAGGATCAGTGCATCGCACTCGACGTCGGTAAGCACATCCTGCCACCGGCCGCACCGCAGATCGATCGTCATGCGCGCACCACGGCGACGGGCCGCACCCACTCGGGCACGAGCGGAAGCACGGCCGCCCAATCGCGCGCGGCAATGGTGGCGCGCGTGTGGGTAAGGTTGACGCTGATAATCTCAGCGCGGCACCACCGATGCGCACGCGAGTCAAACACCGCGACGGCATCGCCGTTTTGCATCACGCCACCTTCGAGCGTCGACGGCGCGGAGTCTCGAGTGCGGCCGGCACATCATCGCGCGTCATGCTCGCGATCGGCACGAGTCCAGCGACGGCCGCGTGTATTTTCATCGCCGATGCAAGGCTCGCGCGGCCCTCGCATGCACGACTGATCACCGGAAGCGATACACCGGCGCGTGCGTGCAATCGCTGAATTACGCCGGTTCCACGGCCGTGCGCATCGATCCACTCGGTGAGTGTCATGTTGGACGCTCGAGTTGAGTTTGTGCCAGACAATGCGGCGTTATAACGCCGCATGTAGCGCCACTACAAGATCGAGGGCTTAGAAACGCCTTCGCGCAACACCCGTTGCGGCACCCCCACAGGGACGCTCACAATGCCGCGTCGCAATGGCCGAGAAACCCCGCAAAGCACCCGACTCCACCGCCAAAGCACGCCGCGGCCCTCGCATGCCCCGCTGGCAACGCGAGGGTGAGCGACTCGCCGCCATCCTCCTCGAGAGGAAACTCGGGAAGACTGAATTCGCCGAGCAACTCGGCCGTCGCTACCACACCATCCACCGGTGGACCCTCGGCTATGAGTTTGGGCCGAAGCGTCAGGCCGAAGCGGCATTCAAGCTCGAGCTTGCCCCCGATGCATTCACAGCGCCGCCGACTGCAAGCGAGCGCCGCGCGCGAGAAACCCGAGCCGTGCTCGAGCGCTTCGAGAGGAGCCGGCCGATCGCGCAATCGCTCACCCCCGAGGAATGGCTCGTGCTGCGCTCAATCGACTTCTGTAGCGATAAAATACGGCCATCGGTGGCGATCTACGAAGCCTTCGCGTTCGCGATCAAAGGCGGCATTCGCGACGACGAGGTGCAGAGCGTGGCCGAAGAAAACGAGGCTCTCGACGAGAGCCTCTCACACAAGCCCCCACTTCGACGCAAGTAAGCACAGACGGGGCCTCGTCGCGTCGCGCATCTTTCTTTGCGGTCAGTGTCAATCGCCCATGAGAGCATCTGTGCTGTAAGGAAAGGCCGCCTCCCCCATGACGCATGCGTACACCCCTCACGAGCTCGCGCGCGCCGCGGGCTACCTGATCCGTCGCGTTCCGGTCGGTGGCGCCGTCGGGCGCGAGTATCCGTTCGGCCGCGTGCTCGAGCTCGGCCCCGACGCCACCGACGAGGAGATCGTCCGCATCGCGTCTGCCCATCTCATCATGCCGCGTATGACACCGGCGTTGGCGAAGGCCGAAAGGCCGCGCACCAACCTTGCCCGGCGCGACAATGCGGCGTTATAACGCCGCGTGTGACGCCACGCGACGATAACGCCGAATACCCCGAGCACAACGACGGCGACGACGCGTGCGCGTGTCTGGCGTGCGAGCGCGATGCGCTTCGTGCACTCGACGAGCGCGCACAACGCATCGCGGCCGTCGGCGGCATCGCACCGTGGGCACACGAGGCACTCGGGCCGGGGTGGCTCGACGCCGACAGTAAGGGGGCAAGCGTGGTGCAACCAATCTCCACCGAGGAGCTCGCACAACGCGCGCTCGGTGATGTGTTTGAACAGCTCGAGCGCGTGGGAGCGACGGGCCGCGAACGATGCCGCGCCGGTCTGCTGTACACGGCCGCCCCTCTTACTCAGGCGCAACGGGTAAGACGGCATGAGGCCGTCAAGTTGCTCAGATTCGCCGAGAACGCGCTCGACTATGCGCGCGTGCACCTCGATTACCTCGAGCTCGACGAACCCGAGCGGCTCGACGACGATCCCGATCTCGACGCGGCCGAGCGGCACCCCGTGAGCGTCTACAGTGAGTAAGAAGCGCACCGACACGAGCCGGCATCGGCCGGTGCCGGCGTGGACCGAGCAGCTCGCCGCGAAGTGGGATCGCAAGGCCGACGACGAGGCCCGGCTCGCCGCCGAGAGAGAGACGTTCAGCGTATGCGCGAACGAGCTTCGCGAGGCCTCGCAGCGGGAGGGCACGTAGTGGTGATCGATGGCCACTATCGCCGGTACGGCGGGCCGAACCTCGGCACCACCTTCCGTCGCGAGGAGGTTGCCGCCGTCATGGCCTTACTTCGCGCGCTCGACGAGGGCCGCGAGCACCCTGAGATCATGCAAAGCGCACCGATTGCATCGGTGTATGCGAAGTTCGCGCGGCTCGAGACGAAAGCCGAGGCCGGCAAATGACGGTGCCGATCACGCCCGGCATCTATCACGGCCTCGAGCTCGAGGAGTACGCCGCGATCCCGGCCGTGAATCAAAGCTCGCTCAAGGCGATCGCGAAGTCGCCGCTACACTACCGCCACCGGCTCGACAACGGGATCGCGCCGACACCCCCGATGAGGCTCGGCGCCATCGCGCATTGCGCGTGCCTCGAGTACGACGCGCTCCTTTCGCGATACCGCGTGTACGAGCCTCCCGACGGCAAGCCGGATCGATTCGCCGGCAAGCACTACGACGCGTTCGTCGAGGCCGAGGCGGTGCTCGGCCGCACGGTGATCAAGCAACGCGAGCTCGACGCGGCGCTGCGGATCCGCTCGGCCCTCCTCGCGAGCAAGCCGGCCGCACGCTACCTCGCGCGCGGTACGGCCGAAGTCGTGCTCGTGTGGCGCGACGCGGCGACACAGATCCTCTGCAAGGCGCGGATCGATTGGCTCTCGCTCTCGGTGCCCGACGTGCTTGTCGAGCTCAAGACCGCGCGAGACACCGGCCCGTGGGTGTTCTCCACCGCGTTCGCACGCTCGGGGTACGACGTGCAAGCGGCCTTCTATCACGACGGATATGCCGCCTGCACGGGCCGCGAGCCGGGCGGCAAGTGCATCGCGATCGAGAACGTCGAGCCGCATGACACGGTGGTCTACGACTTGAACGAGGTGATCGACACCGGCCGCGAGATCTATCGCGGGTACCTCACGCGGCTCGCCGAGTGCCGCAAGTCGGGTGAGTGGCTCGGCCAGGCCGCCACCGACGAGCAGATCCTACGGTTGCCGAAGTGGCGTGACCCGAGCGGCGACGACGAGGCCGACGTGTTCGCCGAGCTCGGCCTTGAGGCGGCCCCGTGAGCGACGTCGATCTCGCGCTCAGGCTCCTCGACGAGCTCGAGGCGTGGTGCATCGATGCTCGCGCGTGCCTGCTTTGGACATGCACGCACTGTGGCGCACGCGTCGACGAGCCATGCCTCCGTCCCGACGGCGCACTGTGGCTCGGCCTCTATCCCACCGGCGAGGAGCAACGCTACCACGCGCCGCGACGGCAAAACCTCCACGTCACGAGGCTCGCGGCCGACACGATCAGGGCCTTGCGTCGTGACCTGAGTGAGGGCCGCGCGCCGGATCGCGTGGTGACGACGCTACACCGCGATCGCCTGTATCGCCGCCTCGTGCAGCTCGGCAAGCTCACGCCCCCGCTCGTGCGAGTCGCGCTATGAGCTTTCGCGCAACGATCGCCGAATGCCTCAAGCGCGAGGAGCGCGTCACCGTGCACTTTTGGTGGGACGGTGCCCCGCGGTGTTGGCACGTGCGCACGCTCGAGCCCTTGCCTCCCGAGCGCGATACGTTCCTCGTCGAGGCCGCGCACCGCTACGTCGACCGCGCGCGGCTGTTCCGCTTGCCGCGCAAGGTGGCCGAGGAGCTGGCGGCCGAGGTGCCCACCGACCGCTACGGCTTCGAGGTACACGACGCGCTCACCCGCGCGCTCAAGAGGCCCGCCGACCACTTCGGCCGCTACGCCTACACGGACCGCCGCGCGTGGTGGGAGAACCCCGCGCTCGAGCGCGAGCGTGCGGCCCACGTCGCGCGCTGTCTCGCCAACGTCGACGACACGCCGCACGAGCTCCCGCCGCTCGGGTGGCAAGAACGACTCGGCACCGCTCGGCCCGACAACGATAACGCCGCCCTCCTCGAGCAAGTGGGCATGTACGTCGACGAGGCCGGCCGTTACCATGTCACCCCCACCGAGCCCGGGCTCGAGCACTGGCTCGAAGCGTTGCGCGCGCTCGAGCACGGGCCGACGTACCTCAACGGGGTGCCGGTGACGCGCCTTGCGTGCTCGCCGATGCGGTTCCGGGTGGCGCTGTACGAGCTCACGGCCGAGGCCGGGCTCGGGTGTGGCGCGCGCATTCGGCGTGAGGTGGTGATGAGCCTATGGGAGGCCGCGCGGTTCATTCGCGCCGGCCGGTGCCCGCACCACAAGTACAGCGCGCCGGCCGATCGTTGGACGGAGACCGCGTGATGTGGGAGCCGCTCGAGATGGTGCGGGTGCACGGCGAGTTCCTCACGCTCGGTGGCGGTGACGTGTGGGAGCGCGTCGAGCTCGTCGCGTGGCAACGGCGCGAGTACGAGCGCGCGCACTCCACCGCGAAGCAGCGCGAATTCCGCTCGCGCGCGTACGGCCGCGTCTATCACCGCGACTACGAGCGCGCGCGCCGGGTGCGCGGCAAGCAACGGCCCGCGGCGATCCGGTGTTGCAAGGCATGCCGGCGCATGTGGGCGATCACGGCGACACAGTACGCCGACGGCACCCGCTTTTGCTCGCTCAAGTGCGCCGCACGGGATCGCGTCGCGCGCGGCAAGGTGCGCCCACCGCGCATGGTGACGCTCGACGGCATCACGCGGCCGTTGCCTGAGTGGGCCGCGCACTACGGGATCACTGTCAGCATGGTCTACACGCGCATGCGCGCCGGGCTGAGTGACGTCGACGCGCTTACGAAGCCGAAACGGGGTGCACCGTGATCGTGGCCATCCTGCTCGTGCTTGCCATCGCCTCGTTCGCCCTTGCCCGCTGGCTTCAGCACGTCGACCGGGTGGAGCGTGAGCGCGCACGAGACGCCGAGCAGGCACCGCGCTGTTCCGAGTGCGGCGCGTGTTGGCGACATGGGCTTGACTGTCCGATCGAACACCGGCGCGGCTTGCCAATCTGGCCACCGCCACCACCGCCGCACCCGCCGCGTGACGATCCATGCCATCGGGGTGCACCGTGAACGAACCGAAGCCGCTCAAGAAGCCGGTCGATTGGGATGAGCTGTACCCCGGCAAGTACCTCAAGGCCGGGCAACTCGGCGACCGCAAGCCCACCTTGACGATCAAGTCCGTCGACGTCGAGCGGCTGCAAGACGATAAGGGGGCAGACAAGATCAAGGGAGTGATCACCTTCGCCGAGGTGCCCTATGCGTGGGCCTTGAATAAAACGAACGGCATCGTGTTGCGCGAGCTGTTCGGCCGCGCGCTCGAGGGCTGGATCGGCAAGCGCGTCACGCTGTACCGAGGGCAAGTCGAGTCGGGCTCACAGCGCGGCGAGCCCGCCGTCAGGGTGTGGGGCTCTCCCGAGCTCGAGCGGGATCGCGAGGTGATGGTCGACCTACCCCGTAAGCGCCCCTTCCCCGTCACCGTGCACGCGGTGCAAGCGCGGGATGCGCAACGGCGGCCCGACGTGGATCCGCACCCCACCGAGAGGAGCGGTACGTGAGCGACGTCGAGCGCATCGCGCGTCTTACCGAGCTCGCGCGCCGGATGTGGCCACACGCGTTCGTCGCGACGAGTGGGCGGCCCGACTTCGCCGCCGTCGACGTGTTCGATGCCGAGGGGCACTACAAGTGGTCACCGATGGCCATTCATCACGCACGCGCACTCGCCGCGCTCGAGGCCGCGTTGCGAGTGTTGGCCGAGGGGGAACAATGAGAACGGCGACGGCGAATATCGCACCCATAGAAACGCGCTACGCGGGCTGTCGGTTTCGCTCGAGGCTCGAAGCTCGGTGGGCCGTATTCTTCGATGTGCTCGATATCCAGTGGGAGTACGAACCCGAGGCATATGCACTGCCGAGTGGCGGCTATCTCCCAGACTTTCGCCTCACGCTCGAGAGGGAGAGTGAGGCTGTGTGGTTTGAGGTGAAGGCGCCGAATGCTGAATCAGATGAGCGGTGGTCGGAGCTTGGCGCCCTGACGCATCTCAAGGTGTTCGTCGCGTTCGGCATGTTTCTCCCCGATGGCCCGTGTGTTCATGGCGCGATCGAACTACATCACCACGGCTATGATGAGGGCTACGCGTTCTGCATTTGTTCGTGTGGGCGCGTCGGAATCGAATTCAACGGCCGCGCGGAACGCATCTGCGGCGAGAGGTGTGTTCCCATCGACCAGTGGAACAACGCAAATGATCCGGCGCTCATGCACGCGTTTCAGCAAGCGCTCTCGGCGCGATTTGGCAAATGAGACATGAGTCAACGCTCCGACATGCTTGCCGAGCCGAGCCGAGCCGCGCATTGCGGCTTCGGGTGCCCCCAGTGCGGTGCGCTCGGCACGCGTGTGATCGACACGCGGCCTCTTGCGCGCCACACCGTGTTACGTCGACGCCGCCTATGCGTCTCGTGCGAGTGGCGCTTCACCACGTATGAGCGTGAGACCACCGCGATCGATCTCATCGTGAACGAGGCGAGAGCACAGATGCAGGTCCTCGCCGCGCTCCTCGAGCGCATCGCGAGCGGGTACCACGGCCCCGAGGAGCCATGAGCACCCTCGATCTCAAGGCCCCGTGGTGGAGCCTCCCGATCGTCATGCTCGACTTCGAGACGACGGGGGTGGATCCGTCGACGTGTATGCCCGTGAGCGTCGCGGCGGTGCGCTTCGAGCAAGGTGTCGAGCGGGATGCGTTCTACAGCCTGCTACGGCCCGGCATCCCGATCCCACCGGGGGCAAGTGCGATCCACGGCATCACCGACGCCGACGTTGAGGCCGCCCCCGAGCTCGTCGACGTCGTGCCCGAGCTCGCGCGCGTTGCTCAAGACGCGGTGCCCGGTGGCTACAACGGCGAGACGTACGACAAGCCGCTTTTGCACCGGTTCGCGCTCGGCACGTATTGCCCGCTGTTCGATCCGGCACAGGTGTGGATCGATCCGCTCGTGATGATCCGCAAGATCGATCGGTACGTCGCGGGCCGAGGCCGGCACAAGCTCGCGATCGCGTGCGCGCGCTTCGGGGTGCCGATGGCCGACGACGAGCAACACCACGCGCTCGGTGACGTGCGTGCCCTCGGCCGGCTCCTCACGCGGCTCGTCGAGCTCGGCAAGGTGCGGCCCGATGTGAGCCTCGGCCGCTTGCTCGAGTACACGTCGCGCGTGCGAGCCGAACAACAACGCGAATTCGACGCGTACCGCGCACGCAAAGCAGCACAAGCCGTGCTCAACTTCGAGGGACCGGCCGACGAGACAACCGAGGGGGGATGACATGCCGCTAGAGCTCACCGAGGTCGAGGAATTCACCGTGCCGATCACCGTGCCCGAACCCGGCGACGATCGTACGGCCGCGAGCATCGTGCCGGCGTTCCAAGCGCTCGCGAATCGCACTCGGAGCCTGTTGAAACAGGTGGCCGTATTGCTCACGACCAACAACGCGTGGACCGGGAAGCAAACGTTCAAGAACGCCGTGACCGAGGTACGTGCACTCGCGTGGTTGAATTCGTCCGGTGTTCCGTACAAGCCGCAACGCGCGATGGGACTGCCTATCACGATGCTACGAGAAAACGCGTGGTGGGCGATCACGGACACGCCGACGCACCGGATACGGTCGCTCACGTTCGGCGGCGTGACATGGGGCACCTTCGTCAGTCCGCCAGGTCATGAGGTAACAGGGGTCTCCATCGGCGCGATACTGACCGCGAACCCGGACGTTCCGATACCCTCGCTTCAGGTCGACCTTCTCGAGCATCAGTGGAACCCGGGGTCCGGTTCAACGATCGTCAAGGCGACTAACGGAGTACCTGTGCAGGGAGTCGGCAACTACGATGCCACGGCCTTGCTGACAGTCCCGCAATCGATCATCAGCGGTACCAACTCCTGGCGTGTGCGCGTCACGGCCACCGGCTCGGTGGACATCGTTAGCATCTGCTACATCTACAACGACGCGGGACTCAAAGCAGCCTGGATATGACCCTGATGGCGCCCCGTACCACTCGCGCCGTCGAGCCGGCGCCACTCAAGAACAAGAAGCGCGCACCCGCCACCGTTGCAACCGCGGCGGTGGTGCCCGAACAGCGCATCACGATCCCGGCGCCGAATCTGCAAGTCGTCGAGTTCGCGTTGCTGGGCACCGCGCCTTACGTGCAACACCGCTTCAGCAAGAAGGGCGAGATCATGGCGGCGCAAGCCGAGGGTAGCACCGCCAAGAAAGGTAAGAACCGGGCCGCCAAAGACTTCGCGGCGAACTACGAGGCCGCCAAGCACTTGAGCCCCGAGGGTTGGTGCGGCATCCCGGCCGCTGGCTTTCGCCACGCCATGATCAGCGCATGCCGCCTCGTCGGCTTTCACATGAGCCGCGCGAAGCTGAGTGTGTTCGTGCTGCATGACGGCATCGACGTCGACGGACTGCCGATCGTGCGCATCGACGGCGAACCCGAACAGCACACGGCCCACGTGCGCAATGAGACGGGGGTGGTCGACATTCGCTCGCGGCCGATGTGGCGCAAGTGGGGATGCACGTTGCGCGTTCAGTTCGATGCCGATCAGTTCACCGCACAGGACATCGCGAACTTGCTCCTGCGCGCCGGCATGCAAGTCGGGATCGGCGAGGGCCGGCACGACTCGAAGAAATCGCTCACCGGCATGGGGTGGGGCACGTTTACCATCGCCGAGTGAGCAAGCTCGACGAGGCCGCCGCGCGCGAGATCACGGCCATGGTGCAGAACGGGCACACGGCATCGGATCTCGTCGAGCGCGCTCGCAACCCGAACAGCCCCCTACACCCTCACTTCGAGTGGGACGACTCGCGCGCCGCGCAAGCGCACCGCGTCGCCCAGGCCGAGCGGCTCATCGTTCGAGCCCGCGTGACCATCGTGCCGAGCCCGGCCGCGACGCCGCGCACGATCCGCGCGTCGTGCCAGCCACCGCCGAGGCCGTCGAGGCCTGCGCCGCCACCCCGGCCGGTGGCACCCGCCGCGGCGAGCTCGCGGCCGGCCGCGGCGAGGCCGGTGCAACTCGTGCCCCCGGCGCCGATGGTGCCGGTAACAGACCCGCTCAAGGCGGCGCTCGAGGAGCTGTCGGCGTGGCGGGAGCGGTATCGGGAGGTGCCCGATCTGCGGCGAATGATGTTCGAGATCGATCGGCTCTTGTCGCTGTCGCGGCTACGCGCCGCAGTCGCGTACGCGCGCCAGCTCGAGCGGGATGGCGTCGACCGCCAGAACGCCGCCGAACGCGCCGCTACCCAGTACGAGCAACCGCGTAACGAAGTGCTCGCGTTGCTACGCGCCGGGTAGGATGGCGCCACGGCGCGAGGCTAGCCGCGGCTCGCGGGGCGGTCATCCGGCAGGGCTAGGCAGGCATGGGCTAGGCTGGGCGCGGCAGGATGTGGCGCGGCAGGCGCGGTTAGGCGTGGTAGCGCTCGGCAAGGCCCGGTTTAGGCAGTCTTGGCAAGGTGCGACGCGGTTAGGCTTGGCACGGTGGGCTTGGCACCGCAGGCGAGGTTAGGCCCGGTGATGCTCGGCAAGGCATGGATGGCAGGCTAGGCATGGCCTGGCGAGGCATCGCCCGGCAAGGCAGGCGAGGCACGGCGACGCTCGGCAAGGCCGGGTCACGCTAGGCATGGCAGGCGACGCACGGCGTGGATCGCGCGATGTGGCATGGCGATGCGCGGCACAGCAGGCATGGCCGATCTGATCCAATCGATCGCGTGCGCGCAAGGAACGTTGACACGCGCCTCAAGGAAACGGCTCGCGCGTCCGAAACTTACCGATGATGCGCGCTGTGTTGATCACTGGACTGCTCGTGATGATGGGTTGCGGCGACGACGGCGGGGACGTCGAGCTCGAGCCCGTCGAGCCCGTAGTCCCCGATGCCGCAGCGGCGGTGCATGACGCCGGCACGACCCGCGATGCTCGCGTATCGCTTCCGGTGGATGCCGCGATGCCGGCCGACGCGGGCAAGGTGCCGGCCCCACCGCAGTGCGAGATCGGCTATGTCACGGGCACCCCTGATGTGTGGGCGTGCTCGACGCCGGCCGAGCTCGCGGCGCACGGGTGCACGGCCGTCATGGCTCTCGACGCGCGCGGGAGTGACGTGCTCGACGTCCCGGCATCCACGCTCGACGGGGCACGGTACGCGATCGTGTACACGACGCCGGGCCGGGTGACGATGTACCTATGTAGTGATGCGCCCCCCGCGACTGACTGGCAGTGCACCGCGCATCGCCTCGCCGAATGCACACAGGATCCCAACACCGGGAGCGCGCAGTGCGGGCCGACGATTCACGAGCTCGCACCCCTTCCGACGCGGCACATAATCTGCGCGGTTGAGCCCACGTAGATCACCGTCCGTGTGCACTAGGGCATTAGGTCACTTGTGCTCTAGTGCACGTGTGCGCTACAACGCCACCCCATGGGGCACGTAACCGAGCTCGCGCGGCATCGGCCGCTGGTTATCGCGGTAGTCGGGCAAAAGGGTGGCGCCGGCAAGTCGACGCTCGCGATCGCACTGGCATCCGAGTGGCACCGGCTCGGCCTCAAGGTGCTCATCGTCGACGCCGACGACGAACAGCGCACCGCCCTCACGTGGGCCGAGGTTGCCGGCGAGCTCGAGCACGACGCGCCGCAGGTGATCGCGCTCGGTGACAACGTGCACACCGAGGTGCGCCGGCTCGCGGGAGGCTATGACGTCGTGCTCATCGACACCCCCGGCCGCAACGGCCGCCGCACGACGCGCGCGCTCCAAGTGGCGCGGCTCGCCTTGCTCCCGTGCGGGCCGAGCGGCCCCGAGATCTGGGCGATGGATGCGAGCCTCACGCAAGCGCGCGACGTCGCCGCGCTCACCCCCGAGCTCGAGCTCGCGATCGTGATCGTCCGAAAGCAACCGGGCACGGTGATCGGCCGGCGCGCGCGGGTGATCCTCGACGAGGCCGAGGTGCCGATCCTCGACACCGAGCTCGAGTATCGCGTCACCTACGCCGAGGCCGTCACGGGGGGGCAAGGGCCGACGGTGTACGAGCCCCACAGCACGGCGGCCGAGGAGGTGCGCCGGCTCGTCGCCGAGCTCGAGCAACGATTCGGGATGCGCCGCACGCGCACGAGGAGGGCACAGCATGGCAAGTAAGAAACCGACCACGGCGCTACGCCGCACCACCCGCACCACCCGCAAGCCGCTCACGGCGGCCGAGCGGGAGAGCGAGCTCGCCGCGCTCGAGCGCAAGCACGAGCCGGTGGGCGGCCGCGGGGTGATCACGCGCGCGAGCGGCGACGCTACCCGGCGCACCGTCTCGTACCTCCCGCTCGAGCTGTACGACGCACTCGACGCTCGAGCGCGGGAGAACCGGCGCAACGTGAGCGAGACGATTGCCGCGCTCCTCGCCGATGCTCTCGGTGTGCGGCTCACGGCGGGAGGATGATGATGGCCAGGTTCATCCCCACCCCCACCGAGATCGCCGCGCTCGAGCGCCTGTTCGAGCTCGCGGAGGGCTACGGTGGCGGCGCTGCGAGGGCACGCCGTCTACTCTGCGCCTGGTACAACGGCGCCGAGCTCGGCGGCTTCGACTTCGCGGACCTATGGTACTTCGACGAGGAGCACTTGCGCGCCGCGGCGGTGGTGCTGCAGCTCATCGTGCGCACGCCGCAGGGCACCTATCCGAACGACCTTGAAGGCTTCAGCGCGCGCATGCGCAACCTCGCCGAACGGCGTATCAGGGAGCTCGAGCCGGCCCCCCCCGATCAGGAGCGCTAACGCGCGCCCGCCAGGCCGCCCCCGTACCCTCATATGACCGGGTATGCGCCGAGCCCACGGAAAATGATCGCCACGGCGGCCGAATCCGAGGGCCGAGGATCGCCGCGATCGCCACCGAGGCAACCGTATCGCAAGGCCGCTTGCCGGAAAGCCGCATGGTTTCGCGACGGCGTGTGTCGCTAAAGTTGCGCCACCGGCACAGTGCGGCGTATCACGGCCCACACACACGAGACGGAAAGTCAAACGCCGGTGAGGTCATAGGGCCGCTAACCCTCTCCCACCGGCGCTCAATGGATGGCACACCCTACTTCGCCGGTGAGCCGCGCGCAATATCGGTGCGCGCACGACGCTCAGGATCTCGACGACGCCGACGGCGACGAGGCATCGCTCACGCTCGACGCGTGCTTACGCGAGCTGTACGCGTCGCACGACGAGCTCCACCCGTGCTTGCTCTCGGTTGCCGAGCTCGCCGCGCGGCTGTGTCCGACCGCGAAGGCCGAGAACGGGGAGCGCTCGGTGCGCCGCGCACACGGCCGGCTCGCGTACACGTACGGCCCGCGCTTCGTCGAGATCGATCGCACGTACGGCCGCACGACGCTCACCGTCGCTCGGTGGATAGAGAAGCCAGGGGGTGGTGGCAGATCTCGTTTTTCATCTCGGGATCCGATCGTTGATCTAAGGGATCTAGAATTACGGGCAAAAGCAGACGCGCGCGCGCGCACGCGTGCCCCTCGGAAGCGGCGATCCACCGAGCCGAAAACACCGCCACCGCGACAACCGGCCCGGCCACACGGGATCACGAACCCGGCGATCCTTGCCCCAATCGCTACGAGGCCGGGGGTGCTCGAGGCCGTCGAGACCGCTCACGGCCGACATGCCGCCGCGGCCGTCTTGCGGGAGCTGTGCCGGCCGAGGTGCCACGCGCACGCCGCCGAGGCCGAGCTCGCGGCCCGCACCCTCGGCGCGCGCGCCACGGACACGCCGCTCAAGCTGTTTCGGTACCTCTTTCGCCGCGCGATCGACGGCGACACCCTGATCGAGCGGCCCGACGAGAGCGCACGCGTGCGCCTGGCCGAGCTCGAGCTCACCCTCGGCCCGGCCGACGTGCCCCCCGAGGAGCGG